ACATAGGGTTGGCAAAATGCCGCTTCAAGTTTGTGCTAAATATTGAGTTTTCAGTTAGCGGCACTATCGCCAACCCTCAGCCGTTATATTCATAACATCATATTCTTTTTAAATTATCAAATGTTTTACCTTGTTGCTTTAGTTTTAAAAAGGATCTTTTTCGTTTAAAAATTCTTTATTTTCTTCCATTGTTGACTGTTCAACTGTTACCCAACTATCTGCTGTATGGAATGTCCCATCTTCAATATATCTTCCTGAACTTAAATCATAAGTGTATTCTGAATGACCAATAGTTCCCCAATGTGAAAATTTAACTTTCTGAACGTAAACAAATGTTTTATTTTCTCCTGTTCTGTAAACAGAAATTCCGTTATCTGTTTTATTGTAAAAGTTTGAACTCCCAGCAATATCATAAAGGTTAGGTATTTCATATTTTCCGCTTTGTTTATCCTTATTTATTTTTCGTGGATGAGCAACTAAAAAACAATGCAAATTATATTGTTCACAAAATACAGATATTTTTTCTAAACTTTCTCCAATATATTTAGTTTCACTTTGATTGTATTTGTGTTCTAATTTATTCCAAGCATCAATTACAAAGGCATCTAATCCGTATCTAATCTTTAAATTTTTAATATGTTCTAAAATACTTTCAAGTGTAAAATCTTTTTCAGGTTTAATAAACCATATTTTTTCATTCATTGCCTTCATGCAGATTTTTACTTCAAGTTGATTCATTCTATTTCTGTATTGTGAATCCCAACTTTTTCCAATTATCTTTCTTGCTATTTTACTGAAATGAAGTTTTGTCGGTTTATTTTCAGGTGAGAAAAAAGCTGTTTTCCATCCATGACCTAACATTAATCGAATAACAATTTCATCTAAAAAATCAGATTTACCATGACCAGGTATTCCTGTAATTGTTGTAATGTAACCTTTTACAAAAGTTAGTAGTCTATCAAATTTCTCAAAGCCTACATTAACTCCCCTATCTAATCCGTTTTCATATAAATCAAAGATTTCATTTTCCATGTCTTGAATAGTAAACACACCTTCAAGTGGATAATCTTTTGCATCCTGTATTGATTCAATTATACCTTGTATCCCGTATTTAATTAAACATTCGTTTGCATCTTTACAATCTTTAAAAATAACTAACTTACATTTTTCTTTACCTAACCTTGTTGCAAACTCTTCTGTTAATTGTCTTCCAGCATTATCATTATCAAAACAAAGATAAATTACAGGAGTTTCGTTAAATCTTTCAGAAATGTAATCAAAGTATTGAAGATTGTTATTAGAAACATTTGCGCCATTAGGAACGCTTAAAACGTTTTTATAGCCACTTTTATATATTGAAAGTGCGTCAATCTCACCTTCTACTAAAAAAGTGTTTAAATCGAATTTAAACAAGTTTAAACCATAAAATATAAGTTTAGAATCTTTATGGAGTTTAAAAGACTTTCTGCCATCCCTATATTTAACATTTATCAATTCATTGTTTTCATCAAAGTAATTAAAGTGAATTGTATTTTCTTCTTTTTGAGTTTGTGGCATCCACTCTAAACCTTCGGTAATTTTCCAAGTTATTAAAGTCTGCTGGTCTATACATCTTTTTTCAAACCACTTAATTGCTTTGTCTGATAATTCTGTTTTGTTTTTCCATTCAGGTTTAACATAGACTTTTTCATCAATTTGAATTTGCTTAGGTAACCAACCTTTATAATTACAATGGTTACAATGCCAAACTTGTTTATCTAAATTAACTCCTAAACATTTATCAGTTTTCTTTTTACGCTCATGGCTACATTTCGGGCAAGTTGTATAAACCTGACCTGTATATTTTCCGTTTGGAATTATTATGTTGTAATCTGAATAAGTCATTAGTAATGATTTTGTCTTGGGTCTGTTGGGTCGTATTTCTTTTTACCTATTTTATTTTCATCTTTAAACCAAACTGATTGTGCTTTCTGTTTCCAGTTTTTCACTTTATTACCTTTTGCATCTTTCCAATCTGAAACATTGTAATAATTATAAAATTTTTCTGCAACATCTTTTCGATAACCACTTGATTCAAAATAATCATAAACATCATTTATATTTATTATTTTATCTTCTTTTATCTTATCTACTCTTATCTTATCTTCTCTTATGGCATTGCTTTCGCTTTGCGTTCGTAATGCGTTCGCATTGCTTTCGCTTAATTCCTTTTGTTTTCTCCTTTTTTCCCAACCTTCTTTAGCTATTTTACTGTTTCTTTCGCTTGTATTTTCAAATTCATTCAATTGCTCAGATAAGAATTTTATATAAATATTTCCATCAATTATTTCAAATATCTTATTTTCGTATAGCGAATCTAATGCGTTCGCATTGCCACCGCATATTTTTTGAACAGCTAATTTATAAGGAACATCTCCAAGCCTTGACCAATAAATTGAACATAAATCAATAAAAACACCTTTTTCTTCATGAGTACAAATTTGAATATTTCCATTTTCCCACTCATTAGGCTCAAATTTATAGTATGGTAATTCTTTAGCCATTATTATTCATTTTATCAATTAATGTTTGTAATTCAATAATCAATTCTTTAACCTCTTTTGTATTTAAAATTATGTGTGTTCGATTTTCTAAATCTGAACTTAATAAAGTTATTACAACATCTTTATTGTAATTACCATAACATAATAAAGAATTTCCAGTTTGGTCTGAGTTAAATAATTTTTTTGTTGCCATTATTTTGTAAATTAAAAAACCCCTAAATGTTCGATTGACTTACGAGGTCAGTACAGCATCTACTCTGTACATCGAACACTTAGAGGCTAAATGTTTTTAATGTAGATGTTATGTGAAATCGGTTCGTTACTCCGATAGTGCAAATATACTAAATTAATTTTAATTGTGCAACATGATTGTTAATTCTTTTTATTGCCTTATCAAAGTATTCTTTATCTAATTCACAAGCTGTTAAATCAAACCCGTAATCGTGACAAGCTATTGCTATTGAACCACTACCTAAATGAGTGTCAAGTATTTTATCAGTTGGTTTTGCGTATTTGTCAAGAATCCATTTGTAAAGTGCTACGGGTTTTTGAGTGGGGTGTATTCGTTCTTTATCTGCTCCTAAAAATCCTTTATATCTTATTTTTGCAATTCTTAAAACACGTTCAAATGATGTCCAAGCCATTTCACCATCTGCAAAATCACAATCCCAATAAATACCTTTATCCCATAAAATCCAGCTTTTTGTTAATGGTAATTGAAAGTAATTACCTCCCCAAATAATTTGATTTTTTGATACTCTTGTAAGCTCAATAAAATAATCTTTGGTTGGAGTTTGATTATCCCAATTTTTTCCTTTTTTATACTTTTTATTTTTACCACTTCCCATAGTCATTTCACTTGCACCTATCCCATAAGGCGGGTCAACAATTGCCAAGTCAAAATACTTGTCAGGATATCGAGCCATTAAAACCATGTTATCTTCATTAGTAATTTCTATTTTATCAGTTAATTTCATGATTCCAAACCTTTGTAAAATTCTTCACGCATATTTGAGTTCATAGTATGATAAATATCGCCAATTTTATCTAAGTACTCAACATCTGTTATGTTTCTTTTTTCAAGTTCTTCAACTATTTTAAATCCTTGTTTTTGCCATAGATTAAAATCAGCTTTCATTTTATGTTTGAATTTTCCAGTTAATTGTGTTGATTGCTCAACTGTTGATTTGAATAAACCAATTAGAAGATGTGATTCAAATTCTACTTTTGCCTGTTCAGTTGTTAGTGCTTTTTCCATAATTATAATTTTTCTATTTTATAGCCTACAAAATCTTCAATTTTATTTTCAGGATCAAGTTGAAATCCATCTTGAACAAAGATTTTTTTAATAATTTTTATTTCTTCTATTTTACCATAACACCATGTGCCACCTTCGGATTCCATGTTATCTTCTAACCATATTCTTATTTTGTCTCCGTCTTTATAATTTTCCATGTTCTTTGATTTTTAATTTGTAAATTTTAATTAGTTCTTTGATTTCATCTAATGTTAGTTTAAGTGCATCACCTCTTTTATTCATTAGTCTATTGTAAGCATCATTGCCTATTCTTAAAGGTAATCTTAACCCGTATTCAATTTGATTGCCATGCTGATGCTGATTGCAGTAAACACATTGTCCATGTACGTTATCTTCATTAAACCTTAAGTTTGGATAACTCCCAACACTAAGAAAATGTCCAGCATCAAATTTACTTGTTAATGGTCTTTCACATGAAATACATGGTTTATCCGCATCTCTTAATCGAATATACTTGTTAAAGATTATTTGAAGTAAACTAAGCCATTCTGTTCTGGTACGGGTGTTTTCAATCATTACCTTTTTCTTTTCCTTCCATGCCTTAGTTTCTGCTAATTTAGCTGCACATTTAGCACCGCATACAACTTGAGTGGTTTTAAAAGGAGTGAAGTTTCCACCGCACTCCTTACATTTTTTATCTTTAATTTTCTTCACAATTTTTCGATTTCTTCTTTAACTTCAAATAAATACAATGTTTTATCAAATGCTTCGTCTAAATTGCCTGTAATAAATTCCATTGCGAAATCAACTGCTGTTAAACAACATCTTTTTGCTAAATATGAATCAATCCATGCATCTTCACATAATTTACTATCTTCAATTTCATAAAATTTATTAAATAATTCAATTGCTTTTTCTTTTGGTGTCATGATTTTTTTCCATTAAATGATTCAAAATATTGATTAAATAGTTCCCTTGCTAACTTTACTTTCTCAGTCATCTTTTCAATTACCTCTTCATTAGCATTTACTCTATAAATAAACAATCCTAAGTCAGATATAATGCGAGGGTCGAAAGAAACGAAGTCACACCATTTGCGATCACTTAAAAGCATATAGCATTGCATTTGGTAATAGTATTCAGGCTGTTCACTTAAGAAAGTTTCATCGTTTGTAATAAAGCAATGTTTTAAGTGATTAGCTCCATTAAAAGGACATTTTATTTCTATTAACCCATCTTCACCTACTAAGCCATCAGGACTGCCTGTTAAGCCTTGTATTTCGTTTGAGTAAAGCATTAAGCTATCTTTTACTTCATTGCTAGTTACCGATGTGTAGAATTTCTTAGCAATAGGCTCGTTATCGTTTCCCCATTCAGTTGCAAAATTATTTATTCCTTGCTTAACTTCACCCGATAACTTTTCCCATACTTTTTCAAGAATATAAGTTTCTGCTGTTTTAGATAGCACGTCCTTTTTAGAACGTGCTTCAGTCATTAGCTTCCAAATTTCGCTACCTGTGAAATTACCTTGTCGGTTAATAAACCATTCAGGTGAATATATTTCTATTGTGCTTTCCATAATTTATTTTTAATTTATTTTTTTTTGAACTGGTTACAAATTGTAACCTTTTTAAATTGATTTTATTAGTTTAGTTTCTACTTCTTGACTTATCTCATATTTTTGCTTTATAGCATCTATTGAGCCACCTTTCATTAAATACTCAACCGCTTTGCCAAAGTGTTCTGTATCGGCTTTTAAAATAGGTTTAATTGGCTTTGTTTGTTCTCCTGCTGCATCAGTATCTTTGTCTGTAACTAAACCTAAAATTGAACTTAAACAATACCTACGAAAATAACTCACGCCACTACCAAATGACTGGTATTCATTCATTCCTTTAAGTTGTATTTGAGGGATTTCAGTTAATGATTCAATTGTCTCTCCTGTTTCTGTATGGAAGATAATTGTCTTTACGCAATTACCCATTATAGGCTGGGTAAACCCTAAATTGTGCTTTGCTAATAAAGGATTAATTTTATCAAAGATAGTTGGAAGGTCTGCATAAGAATATCCGTAGCCTTTTGTTTCTTTGTGGATAACTGGCACTTCTTGTTGGAATGCTGCTAAGCTTTTAAATAAACTTTGTTGTTCTTTTTTTGTTTCGTTCGTTTTCATGTTCTTTGTTTTTATTGATTAATTAAAATAAATCATCATGTGAATCAATACGGAAGTCATTTGGCATAAAGCTATTATCACTTTGTTTTAAATTGTTCTTTGCTGTATAGGTAGCATCTGCATTATTTTTAATAAATGGTTCTTGGAATGATG